TACCAATTGGTTAACTGAATATATTCCACCAATGCTTCTTAGGTGTATCTTCTTGTTTGTCTAATTGTACATTTGACGTCTCATTTACTGTTTTATCAGTATTTGTAGGCGTCTTTTTTGTCTCACTAGGCTGTACAACCACTTCTTCAGTTTCAATCTTCTTATACTTATCGAGTTCGATTTTCAACTTATCTAACTCTGCACGATCCTTTAAGGATAACTGTTGTTGCTGGTCCTGTAGCTGCTGGCTCTTATCTAATTTCTTAGATAGGTCCGCTTTGTCCTTCTCTAAATTATCAATTATCTTATTTTTAATCTCTAATTCTCGTTTTAAGGCTTTCAGAGCTTCCTTTTCTTGTCTGTCTTGTCTCATACGTCCACCGGCTTGTTCAGCTACATCAGACGTCTTGTTGCCAGACAATATGGACAACTCTTCTTCAGTGAAACTTAGCTTATCTAAATCTATTCCATTTCTTTCAGCTCTATTATATAAGGTTTGACGAGACCCAATGCCTAAACTTTTAGCAAGATCTGTCTTTGTCTTAAATTGTCTTTTTATCTCCTGTACGTCTTCCACGCGTCTCAGCTCCTTGTACGTCTATTGATACATACAATTATACACTACAAACACAAAAAAGCCCCCTACCTCCGTTAAGAGACAAGGGGATTATGTTATAATTGTGATTGTAGAAAAGTTCGAGGCGGTGGCTGTTCCTAGAAAGTAGGTGGTGCTTATGGTGTAAAAACTATAACCCAGATCCTAATGAAAGGAATAGCAGCAAGTGAGCGTTTTTCAAGCTCTGGAATTAATGTTTACGTTCGGCATGTTTATTCTTGCCTTACTAACATATATCCAGAATATGAAAAAATAAGCAAACTAAAAGCCGTCCCATACTTTGGCAAGTTAGACGACTTAAAGTTTAAGTTTAATTTTAAGTAATAAGGCAGCCACCGTCTTAAACGGTTCTACACGGGAAGTCATGAACTCCAATTCATGACTTCTTTTTATTTACACTCACATTGTAACACATGTTTTAACATATGTTTATACTTAATGAATCTTGTTTATACTTAATGAATTCGCATATTCATTATTATATTAAGCGTTAAACCCGTTTAATGCTAGTTGGTCCAAAACCATCTTTAATGGAACTGGAGTATCTTTAACCTGGGTGGTTCGATTTTCATATAAAAAACTAGCAAGGTCAACACATAGAAAAATAAATCTATCGTCATTAATTACTGTATCAGCTGTCCCGGTGTAGGCTAATACATAAGATACTGAAGCCTTTAAATATCGGTTCAATAATTTATCGTCTACACCAATAGGAACTCTTAAAGAATCATGCAGCATTTCATTCATTTCTTGGTATATATCATCTGGAATCTTCATTCACATTCTCCTTTTAATTTATGTATGGAGGGAATCCCTCCAGTAATACTATTCTGCTGCCGTTTTTAGCGTTACCTTTACCATTGATAAATCGTCTACAATTTCATAGTCATTTCTTAAAATCACTGATAAACCTTCTGAGTAGCTATCGAAGTTTGTCCAGGTTGCCATAACCTCGTCACGTTGAAACAAAGCCACGTAATCGAATAGACTTCCCATAAACATTGTGATTTCACCTTCTACAGGTTTTAATACCGTGTCTGGTACTACTACAATTTTTGAACCAAAAAGTGTAGATTGTGTGGGATCAGCAACTGAATATTGCAATAAATAGCGTCCGTCACTGTCTTTTAGAGTGTCTAAATAGTCAAAACTTGTTTGATTAACGATAATCATTTTTTCTAAAGATGGATCTAAATCAACGTTATAAATATGCTTGATTCCATCTAAACTAGCAGCTGTCTTAACTTCCAATTTATTCAATAAGTCCATGATATTTTTATTATTCGTATTCATTACAAGGCGTTCCAACTGTGCCTTAACTTCTGATTCAACATTGAAATTCGAATCAGACACTAATTCACTTGAAAGGTAGATTTTGCCCGCTTTAGTGGATACATTAAAGTCGATTGCTGCAATTCCAGCATCAACTTCACCAATTTCTGCCAACTCTTCCTTAGTCGCTAAAATTGCATTATTGTTCTTCGCAATTGGATAGCTACCAGATTTAGTTGACACTGATTTTTTATTGACGAAACTAGCAAGATCTACGCTATTTTCATTTGTTCTAAAAATGGGGGTCACAATTTCACTTGGAACTAATGGAGCTCCTTCCACGGTTGTAATTCCATCACGGACTTCTCCACGTGAACGAACGTACTTCTCAAAGCTGCGCAATTCAGCTGTTTTTGAATCATTATCAATTAAAATTTTTTCAGTCATATTTTTAGTATCCTTCTTTTCTTTATTTAGGTTTAAAAATTGGTCAAATGAACGTTTCGCAACTTCTACAGAACTATCATCATAAGCCGGCACAGTTACGCTAGAAATTTCAAAGATATCACCGATGTTGGTGATTGTACGTGTAACGTTCCCATCATCATCTTTAGACCATTGATCACTAGCATTGGCAAATCTGAAACTAGCACTATCAATATTCCCAGCCTTAACATTTTCAAACGTATCAGAGCCATCTGTCGTGTTAGGAAGAGTAGCTTCAAAGCGAAGCCCTTTTTCGTCTACATCTAGCTTTAAAGTTCCAGCTTTAACAGTTGCTAAAGGCTTGCTATAGTCATGATTACTTAACATGACTACATCTGAGAGATCTGTATTTTCCAAAGCTTTGGGGTCAATAATTTCTGTGAAAGAACTGTCTCCATCTGGAATAGGCTTACTAGGTTTATTGAATACAATTGCGTAACCAGAAATCTTTTTGCCGTCTTTATCGTCTACTTTGTCTTTTGTATCGTCTTCTGTTGCCTCTGGATCCTCTGGAGTTGTTCCAGTTGGATCATTAGCCCGTAACTCACCATTAATGGTGTATCGTGTTTCTTTGTCCATCTAATTCCCCTTTGTATTTTCATTTTTAGTAATTTCATTTTCATTAATCGGTTGCAATCCTAGGCGTTCTCGTGCTTCATTTAGTGTCAACAGTCCACTATTGTATTGTTCAGTCACTAGGGCGCTCTTAGATTGTTCATCCAGCCCTAGAATTTTATCTGTATTAAATTTAACGTCTGCTTCTAGTTTGAAACTAAGCTCATTTGTGATTAAGTCGAGATAATATTGAAGTGTCGACTGAATATAATTAATATTACTTTGTGATTCACTTGAGTGGACGTTTTCCAACCCCATACGCTGTACAGCGCATCCGAATACTGCTGAAATTCTACGAATAATTAGCTCCTGCACTTTCAAGCTTTCACTAATAATCCCAGAACTACGGTCAACACTTTCAAAGCTGAATCCATTATCAAGAATAATAGTGCTGGAATTAGCATTATTGGCCATAAATTTATGCTTGAGTTGCTGGCGAGTTTCATCTGAAACTTTGTCATTTTTTAGCGTTAGTACATTAGTGAATCCATTATCCTGTAAATACCGTTGTACTGAATTGATATTTGTATCAAACAATTCTAGTAAGTCTGATAAGGCGTTAATTGGTGAATTTCCAGTCATTCCTCCATCAGTTGATAACATTTTGAGATGAATCATATCCTTACTTTTAATTACACGTGTTCTCTTGCCATTTAGCGCATACTTGTACTTGACTTCATTTGAAATCGCATCAGAATGCGCCTGTACAACACTTACGTTCCTGGTATCTAATGGATAAAGAGCAATTGGATTGCCTTTTTCGTCTCGGTCAATCAAAGCGTAAGAATTACCGAAAATTAATAGATTACTAAACATCGAGGTCTTGAAATCGAATCCATTTAAATCCTCATTCGGCTTCTCATTAATTAATTTTTCAATTTTCTTATCACTACTTTCGATTCGATTAGTGGTTAAATCTGATACCAGGACACGGACCACTGAATAAAGCAACGGATTTAATAAGTCTTTGCTATAAGCGCCGGGTCCATCTTTAGAGATCAACTCGATTAGTGCATCATCGAAGGCTTTAGCATTATTAGCCCCGCTCGGCTTATTGTCTAGATTGAAGAAACTCATTTTCGAGACCCCCAATCAATCAGCATAGCCAAAGCAATAAAAAAATCTCCCAGGAATAATAATCCCATTCCATAGGAGATTAATAGTGCACCAACAAGCATAAACAGCATGCCCATCAGCAACAAAATCGTTTCTGTATTTAAATATTTTTTCATATTATTTTTTCCTTTAAAAATCATAATTTGAATAGTAATCATCATCGTAAATTACACGGTCTGGATCCATCAAATTTTCATTTGTAATAAACGTCATTGCGTCCCATGTTGCAAAAATATTGTCAATTTTATTTCCATTTCGTTTCTTTGATCCATAAACTAACCCTGAATCATTTTCAACAATCTGAACATTATGGTTGGCAATTCTAAACAATTCATTTTTCGAAAATTGTACTCGTCCTTCTCTTGTCCATTGATTCAAGTTTTTAATCGCTTCACTCATTTCGATATTGCGTTGGCGAATTTTTACAGCTGGTGCAATTTCTTCCATTTTTCCCTCAATAATTGAGGCATTAAAAGGATCATAGCAAACTGCCAATGGATTCAAATGATTATCCGCGATGTAATTTTTGATAAATTGAATCACTTCATCGTATTGAATAATCCCGTTTTTATCAGTTGTAATACTTAACATACCCGCACGCTCTAAACTTTGATACGGTATTTTATCGGCCTTTTCTTTTTGAGTGATACCACCCTCAGTTGCACCATTCCCTACAAAACCATAAGAATCTACAAATAATTTTTCATCTGGAAGTAGTGAAACAATACTAATACCAGTAATATCTCTTTTAACAGATAAATCTAATCCAATCACACAATTTAAACCGTTCAAATTAGGCTTCTCAATCATGTTTTTGGTTAAAATATCATCATCAATATAACTATTTGACCGATTTTGAAACCACATATTACAAGATTTAACGTAAAAATTATTTAACGTGTTCAGCTTAATTCCATTTTCTCGATCCTGTGCAAGTTTCGGTAAAATCACGCTCGCAATTTCCTTATTCTCTAACAATGGATTAGCCAAAATTAAATCATCATCATTCATAGCTTGCTCAATCGAATCCAATTCCCAAACTGCAATAAATGTGTTCTCTGGTGCAGTATTATCTCGCATTGATTCTGTGTAGATATCATAAAATTTTTTATAATCCGACTGTAGATTAAAGCCACTTGTGCTAATCATCGCGAGTAAACTATTTTTCGAACTAGCTCCATTTTGACCAGATTTTAAAACGCCGTACATTTCCTTAAAATTGCCCTGTGTTGCTCCTTCGTCCATCAAAGCTAAATCGCTTTTTAAACCGTTCAAATGCTCATCGGTGGCACTAGTAACTTTCATGATTGACTGTGTTCTTTTATCTTCAATAGTTTCTTTATTAATGGTTAATCGGTTGCGAATCGCTGGACTAATACTTCCAACATTAATCAACGCATTTCTAGCGATATCAAAAGATAAATGTGCCACTTCACGTGTGTTACTAGTCAAAATGATTTGTCGACCATTTGCCGGAATCTTTTCCATTAACAAATAAGTGATTGCAATGTATGCAAATAACATTGATTTACCGGATTTTCTGGCAATGCTGATAAAACATTCGCTGAATCGTCTACTACCATCACTCTTTTTTCGCCACCCGAATAGTTCAGACAAAATAAACTTTTGAAAATTCGCAAGTTTCATCGTTTTAGAACTATCATCTGGGCTAGGCAAACATTCAATAAATTTAATAACTTTAGTCGCTTGTGCTTCGTCAAAGTAATACGGATATTGTTCATTTTTACTTTGTTCTAAATCGTTAAGAGTGCGCTGAATCGTCAAATTCATCTGTTTATTGACCCTTATTTCACCGCTTTTAACTTTATTAATATATTCAAAACTTGGGTTCATTAATCCAACAGCTCCCCGATTGGATCATTAATTTTCTCCGCTTGGATTTGATTTAAAAGTTGCTTCATACGTGCGTTTCGAGATAATCCCAGGTCATTGAATAGACTTTGAATATTCTTCAAATAGATATTACTTGCTGCAATCAGTGGATTCTTCTTGCCATCAATCATCAATCCTTGTTCGTTAATATTCTTTTCGCATTGGGCGAACCGTTGCAAATTAATCGCTAATAGATTTAGTTGAAATTCATCCAGTGTAATCAAATCAATATCAGCTTCTGTAATCACATTAGAAATCAAATTGAAGAAATCCTCTGCCTCGGCTTGCTTAGTAACTTCTAAGAGTTTAACCTCTTGGCCAGTGGCTTGTTCTTCCATGACTGCCTTGAGTTGTTTTTTATCAAGGCGCTGCTTATTGGTAATATGTCCCTTTTGTTCTAGTTTGATAATGTTGTCCTCCTTTAAGGTTTTTATGTAAAAAGAAACCGCCTAAACACTATTTTTCAAGTGAATTAGGTGGCTCCCGTATTTTTATATATTCAGTTTTTATGAAAAAATTGGAATTTTTAATATTCGAAGGAGGGCTGGACATTCTTTCATCTTCACTATAGCCCCCTAAACGTTGATATAGAGCCATTTACAGCCTATCTAACTCTCTATGGTGCATATCACATAGAGGTATTAAATTATCCCGGTCAAACCAATCCTCTTCACTGCTTAGCCGTATCTTCTTCTTATGATGAACGCTAGTTGCAATTCTTACAGCCTTCAAACTATCACCATTTCTCTTTGACTGCTTCCATCTCTCCACACATATCTTACAGAAAGGGTTAGCCCTTCGAATCTCACGGCTTAAATTCTCCCATCGCTTTGAATTATAGACCTCTGTAGCCTGTTCTTATGCTCTCTGACGCTTGCTTCTAGCCAATTGACTATCTTTCCTATGTTGCTCACAAAACGTCTCATTTGCACGAATAAGCTTATTACAACCAATTCTATTGCAATATTTCAGTCTCATCTACTGTTTAACCAATTCAAGACTTATCAAATCAAATGTATTAACATTCGAATCATTAATATTCTTATCAACCTTAATCATCTTATACATTTCACCATTGATCATTACTCTTGTTGTCTCATCATCAAATAGATCACTACTTCTAACGATTATTTGAATCACATTCTTGCTAGCACTAAGTTTTTCATTATCGATTAGCAAATCTAAATCAGTTCGATTCTTATATTCTCCATAATAGAATTGACTTTTCTCGACAAATTCTTCAATGTAATTACCATTAGAAAGCTCAACACTTTCAATCTTTCCATACTTTGAAACCATTCTGATATCACTCAAATTCACTTTCATCATCATTCTCCCTTTGTGTGTAACTATGTAGAGAAAGTTAGTAAGCATCTTTACTTACTAACTAACAACCAGATTAGAAAGGAGCTTATTCAACAATGAAGCAAAGCTTGTCATCCGAAACAGCAAAAGTTAAAAGATAACAAGTATCAGCAACAACGTCAAAATAAGCTAATAGCTCAAAGAGCTATGTAACAGAGGTGTTTCCACCTCTGCAAAGGAGGATGTAAACATTGACACAACTCAACAGAGCTATGTATTCGGGAAAGGACTCTCACCTCTCCCAGGGATAACAAAACGTATATGAATACCATAGCTGCGGATACTATGTAGAGGAGACCGCTCCTTCAAATTCAAATTTTGAACGGAACGTTCCCTGTTTTAGCAATCTGGATTAGGAGGGATCTAATAGCGCTACTTACGCTAATGCCCTTACTATCCAGTATCGCCTTTGCTGCTGCAGCCTTCTCACTATCAATCCTGGCGCTCACTGTCGTATATTTCATTTCTTTTCTCCTTAACGTAATGGAACCGAATACTGTACTCCGCCGTACATGTAGTAATATTCATCTACCCCTGTAGCAACTTCATACGGTTTTAACTCATCTTTGAATTTATCAAATGATATATTTTCACCGTATTTACTTCTGATATATGCTCCGTATAAATTGTAAATAATTTTGTCGCTATCCTTTAGCGATATTGAAGATGTATTATTCACCGGCTTAATATTTGTGAAATTAACCTTTGCGCTTTCATCTAAAAACTTTTTAATATTATTATTCATTCTTATTCTCCTTAAATTGCCTTCTACCCTAATAGGGTAGAACTCGGACTTTTTTGCCCTTAATATAAAAACTTTAACTAAAACTTAATAACTATTATTACCTTCATAACATATAGGGTCTAACTCGTAAAAAATTATAAGGTTTTTGCATATCTTACGAAAAACTTAACATTTATCATATTGCTTTCAGTACGTCCTTAGCTTGATCCTTTGTCATTCCGTATCTATCCTCGAACTCAACTCTTGTTACCTTCCGGCTACTCTTATCTGCTTTAAGTTGCTCCTGTTGTTCGGGGCTCAAAGCTAAATACTTCTGTTGGTTCTTTCCTCTACCCTTGCTATTGTGTCCCCCCTGTTTCCGTCTCTTCTGCACCCAACTAGCGTGGAAATATCCATAATCATTGGCCAGTTGCCAATACCATGGACTATCGATTCTGAACTCTTGCATTACTCGTGCCTCTGCATAGGGTTGTTCTGTCGTATTAGCCTTTTTAGCCAGTCCACGGAAGTTATCTAGGAATAAAGAATATACCTCCTCAGGCGTTAATATATGACTGCTGCCGAGGTCAACGATAGTTTGCATGGTACTTGCCAATGCTTCTGAGTTACAGATACTATTGTTAATCGTTTTAGGGTCCTCTGGATCAATACTCCGCATTAAAGCAAAGTCACTCTTATTACCCAGTAACTTCCAGTTAGATCCAGCCCTTGTCATTGCCGTATATAACATGTTTCTATTATAGAATTCTCTAGTATTGTCAACGGGATCATCACCTAAAAATAAACAAACATTGGCTACTTCTCCCCCCTGGACTGAGTGGATACTTAGAAAACTAGTCAATAGAAAATCTTCTTTTTTTCGGTTATTATCGAATGATTTAACGAAACTAAATTTATTTTTCAATTCTTCACACCGAGGGTTGTCTGGATTTAGATAAACTTCTTTGCGATCATTCTTATTACGTACGAATGGAGCAATTTCCCCATACTTTTCAGCTCCATAATGATCAATCAAAATCTTGTTAGCCTGATCTCCTCTAACGTAAGTTGGTGAAAGTATCAAATAATCATCTTCAATACACTCCACAAGCTCGTTCTCATAGTCTATACTTGTATGGTAGTTGAATAACTCATTGTAGAAATCATCAGAAAAACTTGTAATACTGCCATCTCCCCATTTCTGTAGCCGGTGGTTAGTAGTCAATGCCTCGATCTCAATACTTTTGATAGCTTGTTTCCAGAGCTTAGGAATAGCCAACTTTCCAGTCTTCATTCCTTCATAGCAATCTGAAGCTACCCAGCTCCAAAAGCCATTTTTGATTGCTGGAAAAAGGCTCTCATTGGCTCTCAGGAGCGTTTCTAACACTCCATTCTCATTAACACTAGGTAACTGTTTAATGTCTCCAAACGCAAAAATATGCCGTTGTAAGCCATCTGGTAATAGCTGATAAAGTAAGGCATAGAAATCAGTTAAATTTAGCATTGAAATTTCATCAATTAAGATATTAGCTTCACCATGATAATTTTTAACGGTTACGTGTGTGGATTTAAGCAGCTGAAACAATATTTTTTTGTCTGATTCTAAGTTGTAATTTAGACGCTGCTTAATCTCTACTACTAGCCTTTGTTTAGCTTTATCACTAGGTGTAACAATGAATACATCATGTCCATTCCTAACTAGCTTAAGAGCTTTATTGATTAAAGTTGTAGACTTACCGGTGCCTGGTTCACCAACGATTACATTCATATCTGCTTTCATACTATTATTTTCTTCAAGGTGAAATGCTCCCCCCTATATAGTAGGTGACTCTGTTTCCCCTCGAATAATCCTCCTTTTATTTTATAAATGTTGATACATCAGTATTTTGATGGGGTTAGAAAACCGCTAACCCGCATCAGATTCCAAAAAAAGCAAGCTTTTTTTGGAATGCCACTATAATTCTTTAAGGAAAAACTCCTCTCAATGTATACATAGGGTAGAACTAGCTGTCTCACCTAAAAAAATTTGTGATTTTAAACTTTCTTAAACATTCCTCCTATAATCAATATGGATAAAAAAAGGGAAATCTGCCAAGAATGCTGAAAATTACTCTACATAAGTGAATATGTATAATTTTTTGAGATTTCACTAACGATTTATAAAATCTTAATAATTTAAGTAACAAAAAAAGCTTGATAGCAATTTGCTATCAAGCCTTGTGGGGGTTATTTAATGCTGTATTATTATATATGATAAAGAGGACATTCTAATAATTAGATTGAATCCTCTCTAAAAAGTAGGAGATTAGACTATGTTTTTGTTTAAAAGTGAAAAGTTAAAATATTATGAATCACTGTTATCACTAAGTTATAATCAGCTGATTTTTAAATTAATTGAAAAATATGGACCTGTTAAAGACGATTATTTTCGAGAAAAATCATATGCTCGTTATCTAAACGGTGAAATAAAGACTCCTGGTAGGGGTAAATACTCAAGGGCTTCTGATGGTTTATATTGCCATCATATTGAAGAAGATAAATATGAAAATATCAGTAACTTTAGCTACATTAAGCATTATAATTACCCTTATGCTATACAAAAAAAAGATAAATTAGTTTACTGTGATATGTTTGAGCACTTGATTCTTCATGCCTTAATTATTAAAAGAACTGATGGAGAATTTGGGGCTAATGGCTATTATATATTTCTAAAACCTATAATTGAAGACTGGATGATTGGTGGAATGAATCCTAAGCCTACCTGGATGAAAGCAGCCAAAAAACGTGCTTATTTAACTAAACGTGAAACAAAAAAGATACTTAAAGAAATTACAAGATTTCTAAAATAACAAATAAAAAAAGACTAGCCATTAAGGCTAGTCAACTCAAGAACCTAGAACGTGGGGAAGGCGCTACAATCGCCCTCTTTTCGATCTTTCAACGAATGAAAGATGATTTAATTGTACAGTATTATAACGATAAAATCTAAGTTTTATCCTGTAGTTTCTTCAATTGGATTTCAACAGACTTTTTTAATTTCTCTAGTTCACCATCTGTTATGAAGTTATCTCGTCTAAGCCCCGTATATTTTCTTTGTCTTTTTTTATAAACATTCTTCAAATAATTAAATTTTTCAGTATAAACATTTGTGTTATCTTTACCTACTTCAAAAGGCGAGTTAAACACATATGTATTTTGAATCTCCTGACAAGCGCCTAGAAACATTAATGTATATTCGATCATTCTAATATATTTAAATTGAATTGGACTCTTAATACAGCTAATTTCTTTATCTCTGAGGTACACCAACTGCTTTGCTGGTATGCCTATAGAATCTACAGAGTTACTATATTCAACACTATCAACGTACTCTCTTTTCAGCATACCCTTAAATTTTAAGTAATTCATCTGATGCCAACCCCAATTAATAATTGGAATAAATAATGCAGTGCCAATAAACTTCACAACTTTAATAGCAAAGTCAATATTTTCTTTTGTTAATACCTTTGAAATTATTTCTATAACCATTTGTTTCATGCTTACCACCCATTTGAGAAATATCGCTTCATTCGTTTTAGATCGTGAGTTACATCACCAATGTATCTTAAAAACTCAGCATTATTCTCAGGTACTGGTTGCTTAGCAATATGATTATTCAATAACTTAATTTTTGTTGGATATACCAGGGCATAATCTTTCATTGGTGGCTTAATTACAACATTTCGTTCTCTATCTATAACTGCCTCTTTTATGTATTCATCAACACGACCATCAAATTGAACCTTATCGCTTTTGGTTAGCAAACCTAGCTTTCGGAATCCTTTTGTATAATTAATCCATATATGATCAGTAATTCTATTACCATCAATATCCTTTAAATTAGTTAATAGCAATGTTGGTTTCCAATGATTGTTTTCTCTCTTTTTACCTGGACGCTCAACAAATCCTGTAAATGTATATCTTTTTTCGTGATCCAATTCTTGAAGTTTTTTTCTCATCTTTTAATCCTTATTTACTTGACTTTAAGGGCTTTGCCTAGTTGCCTAGAGGGCTTCGAGGTTGGAGCAGATACACTTGTTCCCTAGTCTCACGGATTTAAAAAAAAATCTATGAACTAGGGTGCAAGTGTTTTAGCATTGCCTGTCAGGATCTCGGCCATCGCTTTCTATACGCTGTATACTTGCGGATTTCTCCAGCCATTACTATCAACCTACATTCTCGGTCAAACCTCCCAATCATTGCCCTGGAAAGCATTGTAAATATATTTGTCATTGACGATACCTACAATTAATAACAGCCACCGTGCCGTTAAGCACCAATGAACCGCCCGCGCCTTTAATGGTAGCGCCCACCATTCATCACCGGGCCATACAGCAAGCCTTTTGTGACATATCCCTAGTTATTGAAGCGGCTAGAGAGCAACCTGTCCACTTTTTATCTGTTGGTACGCTATTACTAGCGTTACAAGGTGGCTTGTCTCCCACCTGGTCAAAATTACCAGCCACAACCGCTAGACAATCAGCCATTACGGCGATATAATATCTCTTGATTAATAGGGATATTGTTGTGGTGTTCTCCGTCTGCAAACGGAGGGCATTTTTTTATTCAATTTTTTTGATAATAAAAAAGCTGATATCCTAGAGCCCCGTCAATAATGGACTTCTAGTCTATCAGCTTAGAATTAGTCTTCTAATGTTGTATAAACCCTTACTATCATGCTATAATAATAGTAATGAAATCCATTAGAGTTGTGGCTCTAATGGTCAACAACCTTAGCTCGCCAAAGCTGAAGGTTATTTTTTTGTACTTTTTTATTAAATTTGAGTAGGCTTAACGCTTACAAGAAATATTGTACCACAGACTTACCACGCTCTGTTACAGAAATATTACAGTTTCGAATTTTTATTTAAATGTAGCTATACCAAAGTCAGATAAAAGTTAGTTTACATAATTGAGTATTATGCTTAGTTCGCGCTATCACTGGATCAAAATTTAAAAAAATCAATTTCAGCTATACCATTTGATTTTACTTAATCAAGAATGCCGTTATATCAACATTCTTAAAATTCAAATTTGTAGAACCTCAAAAAATTAAAATTACTG